AACGGGGCGAAACACTTTTGGTAGAAGCCAAGGAGTCTAAAAATGACAAACGAACTAAGAGGGGAGAAGGAAATCACTCTGGGGAACAAGACATTCAAGACGAAACTGTCGATTGACAGTATTGTTCGTTTAGAGCGTCAACTAGGCAAGGGCATCATTAAGTATGCTACTTCGCTGTCTCAAGGTGATACTTCAATCTCTGAAGTAATAACAGTCCTCACCGTGGCTATCCGTGGTGGTGGCAATAAGATTGAAGAAGCCGAAGTCAAGAAATTGGCTTGGGAATCAGGCGTGGCAACTAGCCTTGCAATTGCGGGAGAACTACTCGCAAGCGCATTGGTAGGCGGGCAGTCTGAGGGAAACGAGGAGGCGGCGGAGAGTTAGTCGATGAGATGCCTTGGGAGCGTTTCATGCAAATAGGCATGGGTATGCTCCGAATGACTTCAGAGGAGTTCTGGAATCTAAGCATCAAAGAATTCTACGCCGCTTGTGAAGGATTTAGAGAGTTTAATTCAGGAGGCAAGCCACCGCCGCTAACCCGAAACGAATTAGACGAACTTATGGAGATGTATCCAGACTGATGTCAACTACAACTTTAGATACCCTTCTTGTTCGGCTAGAGGCTGACTTAGGACCGCTTCGTAGAGGTTTAGCGCAGGCAAACACTCGAATCCAAGCGTCTACGCAGAAAATGCGTAGGTCTTTTGCGACTTTAAGCACAAGGGTTAAGGCACTAGCCGCGTCAATGGCTACCCTTCGCGGGGGGATAATTGCTGTTGGCGGTGCTATGGCCTTGATGGCGGGCCAAAAGGTTGCTTCAGTCAATGCGGAGTTCCAAGACCTTCAACTAACTTTAGAAACAGTCTTTGGGGGGATGGAAGAAGGTGAAGCCGCAATGGACTTCATCACAGAGTTTGCCCAAAGAACTCCATTCGACATTCAAACACTAAGCCGTGCGTTTATTCAATTAGGCGGCGCAGGCATCAAGCCAACTGAAGAACTACTCACAACATTCGGTGATGCGGCGGCGGCGACCACAAACAAGGTTGCTTCCTTTGAGGCTATGGTGCGTATCGCTACCCGAGCAGTGGGTGGTGGTCTTGGCCTTGAAGAACTTGAACAGTTAGTCAACCAAGGTATCCCTGTTTATCAAATCCTACAGGATGAGATTGGTGTAACCCGTCAAGAAATATCTGACATGGGCCAATCTGCTGAAGGCGCGCAGAAGATTATGGCGGCTTTGCAGACAGGTCTGAACAAGCGTTTCGGCGGAGGCATGGAAAGGGCATCGCAGAACCTTTCAGTGGCAATGTCCAACTTGGGCATCGCAGGCACAGAACTTATCCGTGCTTTAGGCGATGGTGTAGGTGGGTTTGGCCTAACAGGGGCGTTCACCTTCTTATCAGACACGCTCACGCAGGTTGCGGTCATTCTGAAGCCCGTGGTTAATCTATTGGGTGCGGCCCTTGCAGGGGCTTTATATGCAGTGATGTTGCCTATTCGTGCAGTTACAGAATCGTTGCTGTTCTTAGGGCGGACTATTGCATCCTTCCTGTCTTGGCTTGGAGACAAAATGCCTGAAGGGTGGGAAACCGCCAGAGAAGGGTTGAAGGCATTTGAGACTAGCCTTACTGAATTAGAAGCCACAATGAACCGTAACATCCAAACATCGGAGACGGTTACAGAGGCACAAGAAAAGTTCGCGGCGGCTGAAGCAGATTTAGCAGACCAAATCAAAGAAGCCAAAGCGATTTTGGCAGGCTATTCCGCAGAACAGATAGCCGCTTTCAAAGCCGCAGAACTTTGGAGCAGATTAGACTTTAACTCTGAATTGGGAACGGGCCTATATGATGCGGGAGATGGCGCGTCTGATTTGGCTGACAAGCTCACTGACCTAATAAGCCAACTTGAAGGTTACCAAGCACAGATTGATAGAGCCGCAGAGTCAGATGAGTTTGAGGACACAATAAACGCCCAAGCAGAAGCGGTCCATAGATTATCTGATGAGTTAGACGGCTTGAGTATCGCAGAAATGCGTATAGCCGCTATCCGTAGAACGGCAGGCAATGGCGTTACTGAAGAACAACTCTCTGAGATGGCAACCCTCATAAACCTTGAGGAGCGACTTAAGACAGCCCTAGAGGAACGCAAAGACCGAGAAGATAGGCTTGCCGCCGCCGCAGATGAAGAAGCAGAACGTCAAACAAGTATCGCAGACAGGCTGAGAGACCTAACGCACGAAAATGATATGTTGCGTATGGCGGTAGAGGGAAGAACAGAATCAGAAATAGCACTCGCACGAATAGAGTATGAACTTGGTCATTTGACTGATGGTCAAAGAGAAAAACTAGCGCAGTTAAGAGAAGAATACGACAAACTGCAAGCAACCTATGAAATGCAGGAGCATCTCAATAACTTCATGAAGCAAAGCATGGAGTCTGTTGGTCGTAGCATTTCTGACAATTTGGCTGATGCTGTTATGTCTGGCAAGTTTAGCCTAGATAGCCTCCTAGACATTGGTAAGCAATTCGTTAAGCAAATGATTAGCGAGTTCATTAGATTAGCCGTTGTAAATCAGATACTAAACTCAATATTTCCTGGAGCCGGTCTACCGACAATCAGCCTTGGCAAACGAGCGGGTGGAGGCACAGTCAACCCAAGACAGCCTTACTTGGTCGGTGAACAGGGTCCAGAGGTATTTGTTCCCGCAGGTGCGGGCAAGATTGTTCCCAATGGGGCTATGGGTAGCCTTGGCGGTTCAGGCGGCGGTAAAGTCGTTGTCCAACAGACAATCAATATTGAAACAGGCGTAGCGCAGACCGTTAGGGCTGAGATTGCTACCCTTCTATCAACAATTAAGGCGGATACAGTCAAGGCGGTTGCAGAGGCAAGGCGTAGGGGTGGTTCATTCGCACAGGCGTTTGGAGGTTAATCATGGCGCATAGTTATCCCCTCTTACTGCCTAGTTACTCTTTCACAGATTCAAACTGGAAACTGAAGCGGGCTATCGCGGTATCAGAATCCCCGTTTACGGGCGCACAACAGGTTCATGAATATGATTTGGCTCTTTGGCAGGCAGTGATTACATTACCGCCACAGAGGCGGGCAGGGGCGGCTGAATGGACCGCTTTCATGCTTAAATTACACGGCAGGGCGGGGACCTTTCTTTTGGGTGACCCTGATGCCAAACTTCCGCAGGGTAGCATCACAGGTAATGTCAGTGTCCGTGGTGATGTTGCGGTAGGCCAACATGAAATAGAACTACAAACATCAGTGCTTTCTGGAACCGCCGTTTTCAAGGTTGGCGACTACATACAACTGGATGAAGGCGGCTCTGCAAAACTGCATATGATTGTAGAAATTGACTCTAATGGGGACACGGATGGTAATGGTCGCTTAGTGGTTAGTATTGAGCCTTATGCCAAAGTTGCAATGCCATCAGGAACATCTGTAATTTACGAGAACCCTCGCGGCCTATTCAGAATGGACAACAGCGCACTAGGTTGGGATGCAGACTATGTGTCTCGATATGGTTTTTCTTTCTCATGCACGGAGGCTATCTAATGGCCCGTGACCTATCTTCAGGCGTTGTATCTCATATAACCGCTTCTTCATTGCGTCCTTTCATTGCAGTGGAGATTGAGTTTGAAGATGGTTTTACTCGCGCATGGGGTGGGTATGGTGCTATTGAAATTGATGGTAATGAATACCTCGGAGTGGGAACGCTTGGGTCTATTGGTAGCATTGCAGAATCTACTCAAAACCAAGCAACAGGTTTGCAGTTACAGTTATCAGGTGTTCCATTTGAACTGATAGCGTCCGCTCTGAATGAGCAATACCAAGGAAACGCCTGCAATGTTTATTTCGGTGTATTGACTGAAGAACACATCGTTGTTGCATCGCCTTACAAGATTTTTTCAGGTCGCATTGACACCATGCAGGTTCAAGAGCAATCAGAGAGTGCTACCATATCTGTGTCGGTAGAAAGCCGAATGATTGACCTAGAAAAGCCAAGGGTCAGACGCTACACACCACAAGACCAAGCAATCGACTTTACTGGCGATAAAGGCTTTGATTATGTAACGAGCCTTCAAGAAGTTGAAATTAAGTGGGGGGCGTAATGACTGCCCCGTGGTTCCAAAAAACAAGAAAACTTCAAAACTGGCGACAGAACCTCACGGGGGTTTTCGCGCAGTGGCAACAAAGGGAATTCGTTTGGGGCCAAACAGATTGTTTCTGCTTCGCGGCGGCTTGTGTTGAAGCACAAACTGGCCTCAACCCTATGGAGGGGTTCATTGGCTCCTACGAAAGCCAGAAAGAGGCCTATAAAAGCCTGCTGAAGGGCATTAAAGGGTCTGATGGCAGGGTGTATAAGGCAGAAGGCATTGCGGGCTATATAGGGTTGTTTATGGGGCAGGAAAAGCCTGTTCTAACAGCACAAAGGGGTGATGTGGTTCTTATACAGCATGAAGGCGCACAAATTACATCCATTGTGGACGATTCAGGCATCCGTCTGGTAGCCATGACAGAAAAGGATGGATTGGTTAGATTGCCAATCAAAATGGGAACAGTGGCATGGTCGGTATAAAAGAAAAAATCACATTATTTGCAATCTCAATGATTGCGGGGGCCTTGTGGCCCATTACGGCATTCGCTGACCCTGTAACTATTGCGGTTGTAGCGGGTGCGGCGGCGGGTGCTTCTGCTTACTATATCGCGGGTGCTACGCTGACAGCCGCTCTTGTTTATGCGGCGGGTTCAGCCGCCCTTACATACTATTCGGCATCTCAGGCCGCAGACATACCAGACTTTTCATCATCGTCATTCGGGACTACAGCCGCCAACAGAGCGCAGATGGTTAAACAAGCCATTACGAACAGGCGGGTGATTTATGGTCAGTCTAAGGTTTCTGGCCCTTTGATTTTTATCCACACAACTGCTTCTGATGACATATTGCATCTTATTGTCGCTATTGCAGGCCATGAGATTGATGGGTTTGAAACATTCTACATAAATGATGAAGAAGTTTTCTTGGACGGCGACCCTACAACTGGATTGAGAACAGTGACAAGTGGGGACTACGCCAATGACATTAAGATACAGGCGTTCACAGGAACAGATGACCAAACCGCAGTGTCCAATCTAATTTCTGAGGCATCTGACAAATGGACTAGCGACCACAGGCTCCGTGGCACAGCGTATTTCTATGCAAGGCTTGACCACAACACTACAGACTTCCCTCAAGGCATACCTCAAATCAAGTGTATTGTCAGAGGCAAAAAGGTTTATGACCCCCGTATTGATTCAACAATTTTTTCAGACAATCCTGCCTTGTGCTTTTTGGATTACCTCAAAGAGACAAAATATGGCTTGGCGTGTTCTGATGCAGAGATAGACCTGACTGCTATTACCGCAGGGGCAAATCTAGCCGATGAAATACAAGACATAACATCAACAAGCACAAGCGTTACTGGCAGAAGCGGGGACTACCTCACCACCACATCAGGCGGCATTGTTTTTAGGAATGGCGATAGGGTTCGGGTATCAGGAACCACTTTGCCGACAGGTCTTTCTTCATCTACAGACTACTATGCAATTGCATATGGAACAGAACGGTTGGGTTTCGCCACGACCCTAGCGAACGCACGGGAAGGAGTTTTCATTTCTTTAAGTGATACAGGGAACACCGTCACTATCACAAGGGATGGTGAGCCTCGTTACACCGTGAACGGAACAATGGATTCCGAAGAAAAGCCTAAGTCAGTTATCGCAAAGATGCTTACAGCGCAGGGCGCGTCAATGGCATATTCTGGCGGTAAGTTTGTTCTTAT